TTGATTGGTTTGTCGAATACAAGCGTAGAGTCGGCAGGTACTGGAATAGTTTTGCCGACATGATAGTAAGTTGCGGCAGATGAATCGTACACTTCAATCGTTGCATCTACGCTTGCCGCACCATCTACGTTAGACAAATACAAAGCGTGAATAACTGCTTCGGTAGCCGCTGGGCAAGTGTATACGTCTGTTCTTGATGCCGCAATTGCCGATCCAGCGTTCTTAAATGCGTTAGCCATTTAGCCTCCTAAAGCAATCGCCATTGCTACTGCTGTGCCAGCAGGGTCAGCAGACACTGTTCCCCATGACGCATCAGTACCGTCAGTTGTTAAATATTTACCAGACTGCCCTGACATATTGGGAACAATTGCCGCAGTAGAAGATGATGGAAAACTGTTCTGCAAAACAGTCTTAATCATTCTCAAGTGGTCATCACCCTCGCCTACTGGGTCGCCAACAACAGGGTTGGTAGCAACTAATTGTGTAACCCAACTTGCGCTTTCGACAGCCATTACGCACTCGCCGCAGTCAGCGTGACAGTCACCTCAAGCGTGTCGCCAGAGATAACAGCACGGGATGATGCAAAGTCTACGACACCGTACAAGGTTCCCGTAGTTCCAGACTTAGTGCTGTCGCTAGTAATAAACGCACCAGCAATCGTAGCGGTGGCGTTAATCGAGTAGGTTGCCTTGCTTGCGCTGTTGTCAATGCTACCAGCAGATGCCGTGCCTAGCGTAAGAGTCTGACGCACTGACTGGCTGTAGTCCGTATTCTCAGTCCAGCCTGAGTGAGATGACATCGTGTCACCAGCGGCGGCAGAGCCAGTTCCTTTAAGCCCGACATACCAAGTAGTAATCTGCGTACCGCCGTCAAGAGTGCTGGACAGAACGTGGTTTAACCCTTCCGTCGTGACAAGGTTCTTTTTAGTTTCGCCCCATTTAAGATTACCCTCAGAGTCGTAGCACTCAATAGTCCATACGTTCTTGAGGCCGAGGCCCATGTTAGTATCGTGTTGCATAATCAAGCCTCCGTCGGCTTTTATTTCTGGTTTAATGGGGATAGTCAACTCTAGTCCATATAGTAGATGGGTCACTTACATCAGACCACGTTGTGCTTGGATCAGATACGTCAGACCATGTACTGCTGGGATCGCTTACATCATTCCACAATAATGAGTCACCGTTTGAATACGTCATAGACAAGTCAAACGTCATAGATTCTGGATACTTAGTGTTGTTTATGTAACCAGCATCCAGATCATAACTGGCAGATGCTACAGCGTTTGTTAGTATTCCAGTAGATGTTTCGTCTAAAGATATATCAAAGTCAGCAGATACATTTAACGTAAAACCGCCAAGAGAAGTGTACCCCGTGTTTACTGCATATATAGCATCCGCAACTATCGTGCCTGTACCACTCTTAACAAGGCCAGCATCTATACCATACAGTACAGATGACCCTATGTTTAATGCGCCGCCTGTCGTATATCCTGCATCTACAGCAAAAGATGGAGACTCACCCTTAGCAGGGGAGTTCCAGTTAATTCCTATATTACTCCAGTATATCGGAGATGTGGCTTCTGCCCATGTAATAGGAGCCGTCAATAATAACCACCAGTGTTCATTACCCTAAGCGCGGAGCCTGAGTGACGATCCTTGTTGTCCTGCTCTTGGATGTCTCCTACAGCAGTTTGAAATCCAGTAGCCCACAGAGGAAGCCTGGCATCATTCATAATAAAAGGTTCTGCTTCCATCAACGACCCGTACAAATAAATATCTGGCGCGTTAGTAATTACCCAGTTAGTAGGAGCGGCATCAGACAAAGCAGGAAAAGTTTCGTAGAACAACATCTCGATAGTTTGCACGCTGTCAGGTTTCGGTCCTAATTGCAACTCATTAGCAATCACAGTATAGAACTTAGGCGTACCACTGGATGAGCCTCCATACAGCCTGTCAAATATTTCTGGGGTGACATACTGCATTGGAGTTACTGGGGTTGTATTAATCTGCACATTACGCATCTGAACAAAGCGCGCAGGCAATGCAAGGTTCTGCTGACCTGCAACAGTAGATGCAGTCTGCTTAGACTCCATAGCACGAATACGGAGAACCCGATTAAACCGAGCCTCCGCTAGTGCAATAAACTCAGGTATGCGGTCAGTCAGATCGTCACGATCTAACCAGTTTGCTACCGCAGTTTTGAGTTCTGTGTAATTAGATATAGCCATTAACTGTTCTTACTTGCAAACCATACTCGGTTGTTAATGATAGGCAGTTGGTTATTACCAGTGAATGTAGGTTGGTATAGCCACATAATTAAATCCTCGTAGGAGTTGTCCTAAAGTATTTGTTATCAGGGTCGTTGAGGTATTTCTTAAGTAGGTTACTGTCTTTTTGAATCATACCGTTGGTATCTTTCATCCATTGTTCCCATACGTTAATAGGAATAGACGCTACTCGTATACCTTCGCCCATTTTACCAGGAGTCTTTTTGTCTCCGTAGTTGTTGTAATCAATCTTGTTGTTTTCCAGAATAGATGAAACGTCTTGATAGGTCTCTAGCGTAAATCCGCCGTCATCTTCTGGAATAAACTTTTGCCACCGCTCCGCTGATTTCTTAGACATGGTATCTCTTGTTCTCTCCTCTGCAAATTTCTGCCATTTGCTCTTGTAATGGCTTTTGCTTTTTAGTCTTTTCCTTTCTTGGCTCTTTTTGTTTTAGTGCGTCTTTTAATTGTTTTCTTGCTGACATATTCCTTTTCTCTAAACCAAAGTGTAAGTATCCATTTCTCGCCAGTATCAGGCGGCAAGCCCATATGTGTTGATAGTGGATGTGCTTTCTTGTTTTCGTCTAGGTTTCCAAACAATAAGATTCTTCCTTGTATTGCTTGTATCATAAAGCCCAAGTAAGGAAATCCTGTAGAACCACCGTCTGAATCATTGAGATACAAAATAATGGTTGCGGCTCGGTTGCCCGTGTGATCCACGTTGTACATATCGTGGACTTTTTCTTCATCTGTAAATGCGTCTGTATGCGGCTTGTACTCTTGACCAACCTCATACCGCTGTATTGTTGCTGGCTCTGCGTGGGACAATGGAACTCTAGCAATACTTGCAAGCCTTTCTAGTATGCCGTGTATAACTAAATCTTCATTGTGTTGCGCGACAGTTCCAGTGCTTGTACGCATTGGGTCTAATTTCTGAGTACCGTCTATGTTGACTCTGTTCTCTTGTAGACCTTTTCTTTTTGCAAATTCTATAATGTACTGACACTCATCTGGTGTTACTACATTATCCTGTACAACTATTGTGGGTATTGAATTATATATAAACATAATAGGATCAGGGGGCCAAAGCCCCCATCACCATACACCTTACGATACGTTTTTGATGATACCGTTGCCGTTACCATTCTTAGCGCGAAGCCCGTACTCAGCAATCATCATCTGTTTGATGTTGTCGCCAGTTTTAGCAAGGGTTTCGGTTTTGAAAGGACGGAGGTAATCAAGCGACCACAGATCGTAGTCGATGACGTACACTCGGTTAGCAAGGCAGAAACGGTTCGGCACAATCTTGAAAGTGCCAAAGTCCGTCACGAGAACGTCCACCGCGTTAACCGCAGTAGCCGCGCCGTCGCCAACATTCTTCTGAAGGTCTGCAACCACCGAAGCGCCAAGACCAGAAATGGACTGCTTCAGAGCGCCAGAACACATCATAATGTCAGGCGTACCGCCCAAGTCCCAGATGCGTGACACAACTTCGTTAATCATGTCAAGCGTCAGGGCAACAGCAGGGGTCGTGCCAGCCGCCGCAACGGTAGAACCGTCAGGGCCAGGAGCAGGCGAACCAGTACCGTTGTTGACAAGACCGACAACGGGAGAAGCGCCACCATCAAGAATCGGAGACGTACCAGCGGAAGTCGTACCAATCCAAGCGTTGAACGCACCCGTTGCGCGTGCCGCCGCAGGACCACCAATAGCCGCACCAGCAGATTTCACGGTGTCATCGAGAAGCATCTTCTCCATGTCACGCTTGATTTCTTTAGCGCGTTTTGCCAGTTGGTAAGCCTGCGAAGAACGACGACCAGCAAAGTCAACCGACTCGGCAGTGCCACTCGTCATCACAGTTTTGTAACTGATCTGCGTGTAGTTGCCAAGACGACGCGGCTCGCTCACAGCAATCGGATCGGGGTTGTCACCTTCGACCTGACGGTTAGCGGCGGCGGCTTGCAGTTCGTCGGTCTGCCACTCAAAGTAAGTGTTGTCAGCAGAGCCTTTGCCAATGCCGTTCATAAACGGCGTGTCCATCGGACTAATGTTATAGATAATGTCGGAGAGGTCTTCTCGGATGCCTACGGCTCCGTAAGTCTCCCGCGTGTTAGTAGTTGCGGCCATGTTAGCCTCCTATATTAAAGTTCTACAAAATCCTCAAACAGACTAGCCGCATCTTCTGGCTTGCCAGACTGTTTAAGACGCTTCATGGATGCAATACGTTTTGATCTTGCGGTGTCTTGCTTTTTATTACTGCCTTTGCCTGACCGCACCACTTTGGGTTTATTCTTAACCTTCTTTGCTTTAACATCGGACTTTTGAAGCGCATCATATTTTTGCGCTTTCATTAGAACAATAAGTGATCTATGGTCAATCAAGTCTTTTAACTCTTGCTGAGTAAAGCCTTGTTCAACAGCATAGGAAGATATTTCAGAAGCGATCTTGCTACGTTTATCTGAGTCACCCCATTCAGGTACAGCCTCTACTAGTCGCTTGTATTCTTCCTGAACAGCCAGTTTACGAACCTTCTCGATCTCTGCTTCCTGTCTCTGTTGCTCTTGATACTGTTGGGCTTGCGCTTGCCGCACACGTTCTTGAGCATCACGAAACTCTTCTTTCTTAGTCACAAATGCAATGGGGTCTTCTTCTCGAAGTTGCTCCCAATTAATTTTTGCATATTGTTCTAGTCCAGCCATTTGGTTTTGAATAACTTGTCCAAGTGCTGAAATGTATTGCTGACGCTCCGCTTGTGCTTGGGAAATTTCGTTAGCCCACTGCTGTTGCAGTTCAGCCATTTGATTCCTTTCGCTTGCAAGTTCTTGCGTTTTACGAGTATAGTCAGACTGTCGGGAGTACCCTTTAATAAGTTCGTCAAGGCTAACTTCCATCTCTTCTCCGTCAACTTTAACGGAATAGACTTCCTCAACCTCTTCTTGCTCATCTTCGTCAGACTCTTCCTCTTCAGATTCTTCCTCAGATTCCTCTTCGGCTTCTTCTTCAAGGACATCCTCTTCCAATGGTTCGTCTTGAGTTTCCTCAGTAGACTCTTCAACATCTTCAGCAGGGGCGCTTTCTTCGGCTTCTGGTTTTTCCTCTGCAGGTTCCAATAATCCTAGAAAAGCATTTTGTGCTTCGGCAACACTGCCGGGTACAACGGGGCGCGGGTCAATGGTATCCGCCATAAAATTCTCCTTAGATGTGGTATTCCTTAATCTTCTTCGCCATCTCTCCAGTTTCAACAATACTGGTTAGATGAAGGCGTAGTCGCTCAAGGAGTCGCAAACTGAGCCAAGCCTGTTCTCGGCTCTCGACTTCTGTCACACTTGAGTTATACCAAGTGTTGTGTAATTCTTCTGCTAGGGTGTCAAACGCTTCGTTATATAGTGGGTCGTTAAGTAAGTTTCTTGCTCTGTTCTCTCTATCCACCAATCAACACACCCCTGTTCTGTTCTCTTTCTAGCGCAAGTTCTGCGGCTTTTAATTGTGCATCCACCGCTGATTCTTGTGCATCCTGTTGAACTTTCATCATCTTAACTTGCAATTCACCTTGCTTGATTTCAAGTTCTTTCATCTTAGCCTGCTGTTCCATCATAGCCATCTGCTGTTCTGGGCTAGGCTGTTCTGGTTGCGGCGGAGGCGGGGGAGTAAGGAAGTCATCAACATTCTGATAGCCCATAGCCTTAACCAATGAAGCGCCAAGATTGTACATATTCTGCGGGGTGACAATCGGAAGCCCACCAGACATCGCTTGTGCCGCAAAAGATATCATCTGCGACAGGTGAGCCATCTGCTGATCTTTAGAGCCGTTGCCCAAAGCAACGGACACCGTGCAGTCCATCTTGTCATTCCAAGCGTCAGGACGTACAGGAATCCACTGGTTGCGTAACATAACTACTCGCTCTTTGTCTTGATACTTAATCAGCAATTCGTAGATGGTACGCATCAGTTCTTTAACGCCTGTCTCCGCGAACTGGCGGGCAATTAACTCAACCCTTGACTGAGCATTGGTCATCACCGCATTAACGGCTGTGGCCGTTGTGTGGCTTGTCAGCGCGTCTGCGTTAATACCCTGCGTATTCTTGTTAACACCGGAACGTGATTCTCGCACCTGATCTAGATACTCAAGCATCTGGAATGAGTACGGCTCAAGCGGAGGTGTAGCCAAAGGCATAATTGCGTTAGGCGATTTAACACGAACTACCCCACCTGGCCTCTGTGTGAGAAGGTCATCCAAATTCGCCTGACCTTCAAGAACAGCATAGCGACCAAAGTTCTGGTTATATGCGTTGTCCATCAGGTTACGCATCAGCGTGGACTTGATAAGTTGCAAGTCCATAACAAGATCAGCAACAGACAGGCCAAAGAACTTATGTGGAATCTTGATCGGAGTGATAGATACAAACGGCTTCTTGTCTACTTCCTCGTTTTCAAAGACGTAGTTGCCTACACTGCACACCTTACGAAGTTCAGCAATGCCATCCTCGTCATAATCCGTTTTAATAAACGACTCATGTAACCAATACTCTCGCAGTGCCTCTTCATCGTTTGCTCCCCAGCCACGGTCATACTCACTGCTGTGGTCAAACTCATAACGGGCAAGACGCTCTGCATTGTAGGACATCGTGTCATCAGATGCGCCTAAATCCTCAATACCAAAGTCTTGGTCGGGGTACATCTCCCGCAATTCTGATAGAGTTTTTCTTACGCGATGGCAGACAAAGCGAGCATCATGTATAGACTTGGCTTCTCGGGAAATAAGAAACTCATCAGGTGGTACGTTCTCAATACGAATGCGTCCATCAGCACTTGTGCGTTTGATAACAACGTCGTGTACTGGCATACCCATTTCATCTGTAGTTTCAGTATGCTCAAGAACCTCTACCTCCTCATCAGAAAT